ACCCGTTGACGGCGCATGGGCAAGCAGGTCGAGATATTCGCCGCGCAACGGCGAGAATACGCCGAAAGGAACGTGTATGCTGCCGTCCAACTGCGGAACGGCAACCCCTTATATATTGCGTAACACTGTAGGATTGGATATATCCAAGCTGACATTTGACGCATCCGCCATGGTCGGCAATGCCGAATATTCGGCAAAGTTTGACAACGATTCAAAAGGTTTAGATCAGTTTTCGGACCGGTTGAAAAGCTTGGGATGTCAGAATCTGCATATCTGCATGGAGGCAACGGGAAACTATTATGAAGAAGTTGCCGACTACTTCGCGCAGTATTACAGCGTTTACGTAGTGAACCCGCTGAAAATAAGCAAGTATGCAGAAAGCAGGTTCAAGCGAACCAAAACAGACAAACAGGATGCAAAGCTGATAGCGCAGTATTGCCGGTCGGCGAAAGAAAGCGAGCTTGTAAAGAGGCAGAAGCCTACGGACGAGCAATACAGGCTTTTACGGATGACCGCAGCATACGCGCAAATCAAAAGCGAATGCGCGGCAATGAAAAACCGTCATCACGCGGCAAAAGATGAAGAAGCGGCCAAAGCATATGCGCAAATCATCAAAGCCATGAATGAACAGCTTGAAGTTTTAAAGGAGAAGATAAAAGAGCAGACGGAGAAGCCTAACTGCAAGGAAGGCGTGAAGCGTCTTGAAACCATACCGGCAATAGGCAGAATGACCGCAGCCGTATTGTTTCATCATCTAACATCTTCGAAATTTGAAACATCAAACAAATTTGCAGCATTCGCAGGCTTAAGCCCGCAACAAAAAGAATCCGGGACAAGCGTAAGGGGAAAAGGCAAACTGACCAAGTTTGGCAACAGGAAATTACGCGCCGTCTTGTTTATGCCGGCCATGGTCGCATACCGGATAAGGGCATTTCCCGGCTTCATAGCAAGACTGGAAGAAAAGAAGAAGCCTAAAAAAGTCATCATCGCAGCATTGATGCGTAAACTCGCCGTTATTGCGTATCACGTACATAAGAAAGGCGGAGATTACGATCCATCGCGTTACAAATCGGCGTAAATCCCGAAAGGAAAAAAGGCATTTTTTAAATGCCTGCTTTGCCGCGTCTGAAATCCGGTGAATTTTCAAATATTGAAATTCAATGGGTTGAAAATGAATTGTAAAGATGCTGTTGTCAATTAAAGTAGTATCTTATATATTCAGAATCTGTGTTCTTTGATACTACTCAATTTCACAAACAAGAAAACCGCCCGCCTATTCTCGTCATCAAACTTTAAGTTTGTGGTTTGTTCAGGCCGGACGGTTTCGGCAAAGGGTAGCTATTCCTTTGCCGTGTCTGATTTTATTAGGGTTACTGGTTTTGGTAAAGATTGCTGTTGCGACCCGAATGTCTGATTTTTTTTGGGCGTATCTCAGTCCGGAATCACTCCGTTAGTGGGTTTGCGGTATTGAAAAACAGTTCATAAAAAAGGAAAAGGGGGGTATTCGTAAAGATTGGGTAACGCACCCAATCTTTACAAAGCTTCCCCCTTTTCCTTTTTTCCGCCCTATTTTCCTGCACCTACAACCCCCGAACGAAGCGATTCCGGACTGAGATACGCCCAAAAAAAAACAGCCATTCTAGCAGTTAACCCCCTTCGCTCCGCCCAAGCCATCCTGAGGGGTAGTGGCTGAATTTGTGATTTTGGTTTTATCAAACAAAATATTTGACTGAAGTCACATGGCGGTCGTCATATGGGGGTTCCTTCGCACCCAAAAAATCGACCGCGTAACGGTTTACTAAAACTTCATCGTCCTTAAACTTTTGGTGCTTTTTCCGGCAATATTTTCTGAACTCCGTTAAATTTGACGGCAAGAACCCGCAACCGTCTGCACCGTAAATGTAATCAACTTCAAACAAACTGTCTTTCCGGGCAACCCGACCATCTTTAAGCCAGAACATAGGCTCGAAATAAAAAACTTTCGACGTGTCCGGGAACTTATGGAGACGGAGAACACGTGTGAAATCCCCGTTTTCATCTACAATTTTGATATATCTTGGTTTGTGAATCATGACATCCTCAGATTTAGTATTCAGAATATGATTTTAAAAAGAACTTTCTGCTTTACGACTCCGCCGCCGATTCCTTCAAACGGTTTTCCGCGCTCTTCAGTTGTCGTACATGAGATTTTGCTACGGCTTTCCGCCCATTACGAGAACTTGGGGCTTGTCCGCTTTCGCGGACTGTGCCGCCTGTTCCGTCCTTTGCCGTTCGTCCTTGTAAGGATTGAAAGGCAACCCGTTTTTCACATATTCTTTACACATTATCTTTGTTATTTCTTTCAAGGGTGTTCCTTGATTTGAATAGCATGTGCAATCTGATTTTCCGCCGTCTATGCATCCGGCGATTTGCTCAAAGGTTTTTACTTGTCGGACTGTGTTATAAATAGGCTTGCTTTCGGGCTTTTCGGGCAAAGTCGGCACAAAGTCTTCAGGTTTCAGATTGTCGGAATGCTCAAAAGGCGCTGTTTCTGATGATGCCGTCTGCTCCGTCATCATCTGCACAACGCTTTCTTTTTGCGCTTCCTGCTCAATCCGGCTGTCTGTGGCTTTGCTGTAAACTTGAAACATGCCGTAACTTTTCCAGCCTACAAACCCTACAACCGCAATCAACGCCCAAACCGCCCAAGGCACTTTTTTCTTGAACTTTTGGTGCCGGCTTGCGGATTTATAGTATTTGAAGGCTTCTTTAGGCGGTTTCCAATTTGCGGCTTCTACGCCGCTTACGCCCGCGGGATTGTCCAACGAGGTTACGCATTTATACCAATAATACTGTTTCATGCCGATTGCCTTGCGTTCAAGGTGTACATGCTTTGAAACAAGGTTGCGGACGAATATATCAAGTTGGCTCGGGTGCCGCGTCATCAAAATGACGGTATGCCCGTGATGGCGGAGTTCTGTCAGTTCCTGAATATAGGGCGGAACGGGACGGCCTGCCGCGCGTACCGGGTAAGTGTAGTGCGCTTCGCCAACAATCAGCACCGCGCCTTCCGGTATGACATCACGAAGCGGGGCGGACATGATTTGCCCTTCCGCCAGTTCGCGGGCATTGAATTTTCGTTTGTCCAATCCGTCGATATGGCAGAAATAAAGCGGCCGGTCTGCCTCCGTGCCGTCTTCCAATTTCATTTTGAACAATCCGTCTTCGTTGTTCAAAATCATAGGGTTTTGCCTGCCCCCATGTTTCCCGTAAACAGATAAATCATGCTTCTACCTCATCCCGGAAAGACAAACGTCAGTTTTTTGAATGCGTGCATACCAATGAAGAACGAGAATGCGCCGAACAGGTAGCCCAACCCCTGACCGAATCCCGAAATTAAAAGAAGGTTCAATATGTCGGAAGGCATGGAATTGATCGCATTTGCCGTGTAGCCTTTGAACTTTTCCAGTGCGGCGAGATACCCGGCATAGGTTACGAATGTCAGACCTGTTGCAAGGATGATTCTGACAATCAGCATTTTCAGAAGTATGCCTAAAAGTGGAATCAGGCCGGCAAGTAATGGCATTTATTCCCCCCCAACGAACCGAAAACGACAAAAGCCGACATAATGATAAAGGCGAGCAGTACGGCAAAACGGATTTTTTCGGCAAACACGCACAACGGTTCATAGCTTGCCCGATATTGCCTGCCGAAAACATGAAAGGTTTTCGGCTGCGGACATACGCCGTTAGACGGTAAAAAGTTATGTGAAGACCATGTTTTATCGTCTGTAACCTGCGGTATGCTTATATCGTGAAACATGCGGTCCGAAGGTTTGCCCATCTCCTGACAGGCTAGGATTTCCGGAAAATAATCGCACGAAAGCCCGCCGTCTTCGCCTTCTTTCCTTTCTTTGCGATGCCTGCCGTTTGGGCGGTCCGGAACGGCCGGGGAATCGGGGCTTGTTCCGGGCTGTCCGTCCGTATCGGGATTTGCATCGGGATTCAAATCGGGGTCGGGTTCGGGATTGGGGCGCGTGCCGGGGTTCTCATCGGGGTCCGGGTTGTTTGCGGGGTTTTCGGCGGGCGATACTTCGGGCAGCGGCTGTGCGTGAGGTGCTTCCGCGCTTGCGGGCGTGAGGTCGGGACGCGGGATTACTTGTACATCCGCCGTGGTGTTGCCTTGCGCGTCCCTGCCGAATGTTGCGGCAACCTGAACGGGATTCCCGTTCCTGTCCGTGACGGGCCCCATATTCACTTTTGTTCCGGGTGCGACTTCTACTTTTTCGGAATAACCGGGATATCCGGTTGCCTTTATGTATTTGTCGGGATCGGCATCGACTTTCAACGATAAAATCTCTTCCGGCTTTTTGGCATCCATTTCTTCTTTGTATTTCGGATTGCGGCCAAGTTTAAAATAAACTCGATGAATTAAATTATCACCGTTACGTACAAAACAACCGCCGCCGTTCCAAAAAAATTCACAATGACTAAAAGTAGAAAGATGCAACTTTAAAGCAGTATCTTTAGGAATTTCTTCTTTCCGTTTATCCCAAAAAGGACGAGCAATCCTTTCCATTTGACTTTCCATCAGTTGTTTGACTTCGGGGAATCTTTCGTAATCTTTTTCAAGCCGCATAATAGAACTGTCAACGCCATAACAGCCATAGGTTTTAATACCGTTTTCTACGAAGTCCCAAATGCAATTACTATATTCGTAGCCTTTTACAAATTTGTCGGTTTCGGGATCGTATCGGCAGCCTCGTGCCTTTATGTCTTCTTTGAAAGTTTCGTATACGTCGTGGGCTAAAAGGGCTGTTCCGACATAGGGAACCGCCCTTGTGCCGAATTTCGCGCCTTGGCGGACAAGTTTGCCGACCCCCGACAATACGCCGGCGCGGGATACGCTGGCGGTTATTTTGGCGTTGATTCGGGCTTTTGCGCCCGTGGGGATGTGCTCGACATTTGCCGCTTCTGTGAATTTGGAAAAAGTGTTAGAACTTGAATCTAATTTAAAACCAATTGATTTTAAATTATTACTTGATTGAAATTTAATTTGTGATTTTTCTAATCTTACAGGTTCAGAATAAGAATTACTCGAACATAGAATTAAAATCAGAACTATCGGTGTACTCTTGATAAACGAATTCATGAACAGTTTTTCCGTTCTCTTCTGATTTTCTTATAAAAATAACAGACTCATCAGAAAAATAAATCTTCCAAATATTATGTGCGACCCTCTTATTTAAGAAATAAGAGAAGCTCTCTAAAATATCGTACTCTTTTACGTTATTAACAAATTCTTCAAATTCTTTCTGAGCAATAAAAGCCATCGATTGCCCAAAATACTTGCTTGACGGCTGATATTTATAAAGTGCCAACTGCGCCTGCGTGATAAACGGCTTGTTCATGGTTCTGCCTTTCAAAGGTTGTTTTGAAAGCCTGATTTTGACACCATAACTTCATGCGCTCAATCCTTAAACAGAACCGCCCCGATTAATACGGGGACGGCAACGCCGAGATAGAAATAAAAATCCATCATTTCAAAACCTTTTTCAGCAGGGAAACAAAGTAAACGGACGCGAGGACGCCGAATACTATCCGGCCTGTTTCAAGACCGCTTTGCAGGTTGTCTTTCGGACTGCATTCCGCCAATGAAAGCCTTAGCGGCTGACCGTCCGACATCTTCCACATGCTGCCGTTATATTCCGGCCTGATTATCTGTCCGTTTTCTTTGATTCTTGGTACTACCAAGCTGAAATAAAGGTTTTCGGCCCGGTGCTTCTCAAGACATTTATTTCCGACTTGGCAGTACATGCCGCCTTACTTCATCACCCTCTTAACGATGGAAAATACAAAAAGCGCGGCGAAAACGCCCACTACAATCCAACCGGCTTCCATACCGTCCGCTTTTGCGGCTTCCAAAGCGTTTTTTGCCGTTTCGGGCAACGCTGCGTTTGCCTGTGCCGCCAAAGCCAGCGGGGCGGCTGTTACAACAGCCAGTTTTGCGCCGTATTTACGGCAGGTGTTAATAAATTTCATGATATTTTCCTTCAAAAAGTGTTTGGCGGTAATGGATGGAGAGTTTTTCAGACGACCGCCGAACATCCGAAAATCAGTCTTTCAAAAATCCGAATACGACAAATTCGCATTGGTTGCCGATTTCTTCCAAACCTGCGTTAACCGCTTCTTCGAAGTCGTAGAAATAATCGGCATTGGTAATTAATTTGGTATGTCCGATGTCGCCCGTTTCAGGAGAGAGATACAGAAAGTCCCCTGTTGATACGGACTGGACAACATAGACTTTCTGCATTCAATCAGCCTTTCTTAACGAATTGAAAACCGGTGACTTTCAGTTTTTGAGTTTTGCCCGTAGTGACGATTTCCACGTTCAGGTTTGCTTCGATCGGAAATTGGGCGTTTCGGAACTGCTCGAAATTGGCAGAGCCGCCGAAATCGTATTCAGTAGTAGAGCTGCCCAATGCGTTGCCTTGGGAGCTGTCTAAGGGTGTGGCGACAATCAGGCGGCAATAGTCGAAGCTCTTGCCTTCGATTTGTCCGTTGAATTTTTTAACGCCGACGATGTGGCCTTGAAGTTGGATGTTCATTTTTTGGTTTCCTTGTGTGATTAAACGTCTTTCGGGCAGACACTTTAAGCCCATGAAATCGGTAGTCTTGCGAATTTGTCGTAAATGAAGTTGTTATAGCTTTCTTCATTGTTGACGTGTTTTTGCTGTTCAAGCTGTTTTTCAAGATTCTCGTAATATTCGTACATATAATAAGGGTCATTGTACGGTTTGAATGCGGGCTGTTCATGAATGACTTGAGATTTCAAAAAGGCGCAGTCGTAGGCTTCGAGAGCCAAAGACTTGGGCAGCTTGTGATGACTCGGCTCAATCAGTTCAAACAGTTTGGCTTTGTCCAATTCGGGAAAAATGAATTTCAGACCGTTTGCCGCACGTCCGAACTGTTTTTTTACCCATTCAAGGCAGCGGTCGGCTGAAACAACCTTATCTTCCTTAACCGCGTGTATGCGCGTTGCCTTTTGGGCGAATCGTTCGCAAATGGGATATGCGCCGCCGAAATATTCGCCCGGATTCTGCAAAACTTCGAAAGGGATAACGATGTCTTTTGCTTTGAATTCAATTTCAAAGCGCGTCCATGTGCTTGTTTTATCGCCCAACTGCTTGCCTTTTTCATAGACGCGGACATATTTGGACGATTCACGGGAGCCGATACCATAGGTCTTGCCTTTGGTCATTTTGGCTTCATCGTCTTCTTCCCAATCCGACCCCAAACATTCGCCCTTCGGTTTGACGTGATGGCACGTAAACAAACCTTTATTGCGGTCTTCTCTTGCCTGATTCGGGCTGTACTCTCCGTTGAAAAAGTCTTTTGCAATGTCAACGCGCGTTATTTTTGGACGAATCGCATTTGTCAGAAAATCAAAAAGCCTTGATTCCCATCCAATATTTGCAGCATTGCAGCCTACCGCCGTCAATTCAACCAACATCGTTTCACGTTGGCCGCCGTAATGGACGCGCCCGTATTGGGCATTTTCCGTTCCCATCAGCCAGCAGCCTTCATAGAAACGCCCGCCCGAATGCTTGGCTTTTTCAATGATTCCGAATCCGAAAATTTCCTCCATCTTGGCGGAAGCCGCGCGTATGAAATCGTCATCATCGAACAAATCAAACGAAAGTCCATAAACATGGAAAAACGTGTCTTCATGAATTGAAAATGTGATTTGGTCAATGAAAGCCGAATCTGATACACCGCGCCTAAGAGGAACGCCTAACAGGTTTCCTTTACCGTCCGTTATGTACGTTTCGTAACATTCGAAGACTTCCTGAACCCTGCCCGCCGTTTCGGTTTCTGTGCCCCCCCCTGTTAGATAAGGGGGGGGGGAAGATTCGAAGCGGTTGCCGGCTTCCTGCCGTCCGCCGGCGCCTCCGTCATCACGCCGGCAACCTCCTTTGTCATCCCTTGCTTATCTTCCATTTGCGAATCCTCAAAAACGGGCAAAAAAAAAGCCCTGTTACTTGTAGAAAGTAAAGGGCGATCCGTCCGGTTTTTATCGGGAAGGCGGCATTCATCATAGGATTGCCGGTATTGCGCCTGCTCGTACCGCCTATGCCGTACCCGGCAATCAAGGCTTTTTATCAGAATTTTTTTCGGAATAACCCTCCGGAAACCCCATAATCAGAAGCGTGCGGGAAGAAACAGCCGCCCCGTCGGCGGGGTTGCGGCAATGCCGTCTGAAGCCACGAATCCGGCTTCAAACGGCATCTGTTTACCAAAAGGCAAATAATCCGATTTGGCGAAAAACAAATTTGCTTTTTAGTAAATACGCGCTTACAATCCGCTACATCCGATTTC